TACATCAAGATTCACACGTTTGACAATCCATCCGAGTTCTGGTCTGTGGTGGAAGCCATCTCTCCTGAAGCCTGGAATTCGGGCATGTTCTTCCTTATGCGTGACGGCTTTCGTCCTCTATGGGACGCACCTGAGAACGACAAGGGAGGAGCATGGTCGAAGAAGGTAGACGCATCGGAGACACACAATGTGTTTGTAGATTGTATGGTTCACTGTTTGGCTGGAAAGATGCTCAAGTCCAACAACGACACCATTGTCGGTGTCACACTCTCTCCCAAGGGTCAGTTTCACATCATCAAGATTTGGAACACGACAACCACAGTGTCCGACCGCAAGTTGTTTAGTCCAACACTGCGAATGAAGTTGGGCGACGATATCGTGTATAAGGCACACAATCTCAGACCGAAATAGACTTCTTACTTGCGTGATATTCCTTCTGTTGTATACTTATTCGTTCTTTGTTCTTCTGATAGTATTCGCGCGCCTTTTCACGTATAGCTTCCTTATTGTTGTTTCTATATTCTTTCCTCTGTGCTGATATATATTCCTTATTGTTATTGTTATACGATTTATGATACTCTTTTGTATATGTTTCTTTATCTTTTTGTTCAACGATTGCCTTATTTTTGTTTAGGCATAACTGATTTTCTTTTTCCCTTTCTATTATCTCGTTTTCTCTTCTACGTAGCTCTGTTCTGTTTCTACAATTAAAGTTTTCTAACAATACTATCTCGACATTCTCCCAACCTATAGATTGAATATGTGAATAAAGAGGTGTTAGTTTGTTTTTTGAAGCCGTCTTATGGTGGTAGAGACGAGTGTTAAGGTTATTTATAGTAGAACCAATATAGAAACGGCCATCACTGCATTGTAACTTGTATATTTTACCTAAATCGTAACCCATTGTGTATTGTTTTATGTATTTTACCTTCTAAGTAAACATAAAGTAGGATGAGCACGGTGCCTCCTCTCTCAGGCCCGCCGTTGTACAGATATATACCAGGAGTAGGGAAGGTGTCAGCGGCTGTGGATGGACCGACTGGACCACGAGGACCCACTGGACCCACGGGTATATCAGGACAAGCCGCAAACACAGGTGCGACAGGTCCAACAGGTCCATTGGGAACCGGACCTACGGGACCTACGGGACCTCTTGCTACTCCATTGGGAAACACATTGCGCGTCGATGCTGTGTATGGGAATGACACAACAGCAGCATTGGATCGATACAACCGACCTTTTTTGACGTTGACAGCGGCACTTGCGGCTGCCGCAGCAGGTGAGAATGTTTTGGTTGGCGCAGGAACCTACAATGAATCTATCACGATTCCAGCAAATGTTTCAGTCACAGGTTCGGGAGCACAGGCAGTCGTCCTTCAGAGACTGAATGTGACTTCCAATGTAACATTGGTTACGATGGGCAGCAATTGTCGGTTTGAGAACTTCACATTGAATTTGTCGTCTTCTGCCAATGTGAATCTGACGGGTGCTTACTTTCCCGGAGCGACTCCTACGACTGCAAAACTGCGTAATTCTATCTGGACCATCACGTCCACTGCTACCGGTTCCAACACAATTGTAGGTGTGCTGGCAGACGGAGCTACAGCAGCACCGACGAGCACCTTTGTCACAGCGAATTCTATTCAGCGGTCGTCTATCAACGTCATTTCAGCTAGCACCGGACCTTCTCGTGGTATCTATATTACAGGAGCAAACCGATTCCCCGTCCGCGATATTATTGTCAACGCACGGGGAACAGGAACTGATATTGTAGGAGTAGAGACGACAGACGTATCTGGAGTTGCCGATTTGAAGACATCATCTGTGTCTGGAAGTACATACGACATCAAACAGACAAACGGGTCCATCCTTCTTTCGGCAACGGATTTAATTAACCACAACGCAGATGCAAAAGGGTTTAGCACAGTCACTGCTGCTCCATCTGTGATTTATGGAGTAACGAAAAATATCAATAGCACGTCTGCTACTCGATATTTGTTACCTGGAAATACAGACTTCGCAAACCTGGAAACAACACCGATTGGCGTACCTGCTCCGCAAGCGTGTATCGTATTTCAGATGAACATTTTTGCGTCATCTCTTCTACCTGCGGGTGCGGTTGTCACCTTCAATCTATATCGCAATACAGTTGGAACGCCTTTTATGACGGGAGTCATCAACAATGGATCGCAAAGTGTAGCCGTGACATCCACAAGTCAGAAATTTGATGTTGGAGATACTCTTATTGTTCAAATGGTCACCTCTGGAACAGCATCTGTTGGAACAATACCTTTGTTTGTCTCTGTTTTGCGGTATTAGTGGAGCATGTCGTAACGTTAGTGGAGCGTGAACAAATACAATACCTTCGTCAAGTCACCGAGAATGGTATCCCTCAAATTCAGCAAATCCGTATCTCCCTTACCAATCTTACGAGGCAACTCATTCTGGAGATACTTGGTCTCCTTCGCAACAAAAGCACGAGCTGCTGATTCACTGAAATTATGTAACTTGATACTCCCCGAAACACTCGGGCGTCCATAGCGTCCCATGTAGGACTCTACGAATGCGTCAATGTTCAAATCCAGAGCAGCCGTCAGGTCATCCGTGGCCTTGTGACGAGCAAACGAACCCGTCTGCCAGTGATATAATTTGACTTGATTGCGAATCGTCAGAAGATGAGTTACAATATCGCCACCAGATTTGGTATTCCGTCGGGTCTTTCCGCCCGTCTTCCATCCTTTCTCGATAGCCTTGGCCGTTAGATTGGGAACATTCACCCGCGGACGCGATACAGCGATACCCTCTTTAATTTGCTGCTTTGCGGGACTCTCAATTTTCCCACTCATGGGCGTTTCGTCGCCAAAGATTGGTTTCTCCTGTGGAGTTTTAATACGCAGACCCTCCATCGCTTTGTGTGTAGAATAGATTTCTTCTACGTAGAACACGGCATTAAACACAGCTTGATGTCGCCCAGATTCGCAATGACATATCGAATCATCAGGAACCAGTCATTCTTGAGATGAATCTCCAGATTGTTGGAGAGATTGGAACACTTGGTAAACAGGACAAGGTGGGGAAGACTAAAGGTTCCAGAGACAATCTCATCTGACTCCTTTTTCGCGATGTTCAGTTCAGACGCAGAATCGCCCATCGTCACCACCTGAGACGCAAAGGGACCCTTACAACTGAATGTCAGCGAGTTGCCCACATTCTTGATATCCACAGTCTTCGCAGACAGCAGCGTCATGTCCCTACAAATCTTCTGGAAGTCCAGAGACGGCATCGTAATACGTGTGGTAAACTCACGCTCGGGAATAGAAATGTCACTGTCATCCCGATCGAGAAGATTGAGCTTGTAGCGCACGCGTCTCTTCTTCTCGCCATTCTCCAGCGTGATGGTCAGGTGATTGGACTCGGCCTTGGACACACTAAACGTAATGGTATCGTCGTTCGTTACCGTCTTGACCGCACGATAGAAATGATCGGTATTCAGACCCACATCCAAGCGCGGCGCAGAATGATTGTACTCATAATG